ATAGACAGCAGCGGAGTCAGCAGTGGGGTGATGGCGCCGATCAGGCTCAGGATCGGGGGGAGCAGTGCCTGAACGAGCTGCATCAGAGGATCAAGCAGCGGCATGATGACGCTGTTGACGATTTGCAGGGCCACTTCCAGCAGCGGGGTGATGACCGGCAGCAGGCTCGAGATGATGCTCACCAGCACAGGCAGCACGGCGCTGACGATCTGCGTGATGATAGGGAGCACGGTGGCAAGCAGGCTGGCAATAGGCGGCAGGATCGCGGAGACGATCTGCATGAGTGGCGGGAGGAGTGTCTGCACGAGGTTGAGAAGCGGCGGGAGCAGAGTGCTCATTAGCTGCGTCAGAACTGGCAGAAGGTCGGCCGCGAGCTGAGAGATCAGGGGCAGAACGTCCTCGAGGGCGTCGGCCGCGCCGGTCAGGAACTCGTCGACAAACGGGGCCGCAGCCTCGACCGCCTTGGAGATGGCCGGAGTGATCTGCTCCATCAGTTTTTGCAGGGTCGGCATGAACTTGTTGAGCCCGTCGAACACAGTGTTCGCCATAGGCTTTAGGGCCACTTCGAGCCCCTGCTTCATAACCTGAAGCCGCTCGGCGAAGTCGTAGGTGTCATCAGCTGCGCCGGCGATTGTCTCGCCGTTTTCTTGCAGCTCAGCCGTCAGGTCTGCGACGGCCAGAGAGCCGTCTCGGATTGCTGCGGCCATCGTGGAGCCTGCCCTTGTGCCGAAGATCTCCGACGCGATGCTGGCGGCCTCTGCGGCCGTCCCGGCGTTTTTGATCTTTTCGTAGTACATGGCGAGCCCGTCGCTGGCGCTGATACCCTCCTTGGCGAGTGTGGCGACGCTCTTTTTCATAGCGCCGAGCACTTCGTCGGTGTTTACGCCGGCCTTGTCGAGCTGGCCCATCAGGGCGCTCGCCGTCTCGAAGGAGTAGCCCATCTCCTGAAGCTGCGGGCCGAACTTCTGCATATCTGCCATCAGATCCGTGAAGCCCATGCCCGTGCTCTGGCTGACCTTAAAGATGTAGTCCATAGCGCCGCCCATGTCGTCGGCGTCGATGTTCCACTGTTGGAAGGCTTGGCTCGACTCCTCGATCACGCTGCCGAGGTCGTCCCCGAGCATATCGCTCACTTGGATGGCCTGCTTGGAGATCTCCTGAAGCTGCGGGCCGGTGAGGCCGAGGCGGGTGTTGTAGTCTGCGATCGCCTTGCTGGCGTCCTCCATTGTGGTCGGGACGCTCTTGTAGACGGCGTCGAAGTCATCCAGAAGCCCATCCAGCGCGTCGCCGGTGGCGCCGGTTCCGATGCGGATAGCATCAGCAGCGTCATCGAAGGACGCGCCGAGATCCTTCATGTACTTTCCAGCCTCGATGACTGCCTTGCCTGTCGCCACAGCGATGCCGCCCACGGCTGCACCAACGGCCAGCGTCTTCACGCTCAGGCCGCTGATTTTCTTCTGAGCCTGTTCGATGGCTTTGCCGAGTGATGGGTCGATGCTGCCGGCCAGATTGACGACCGCCTGCATCGTTTTTCCGTTTGCCATGTGCGTCACCTCCTTCTGATGTGTGGTTTCTTAAAGCTGGCCGCACGAGTCGGCCGGCTCGCTTGGAGCCGCTTGGCCTCCTCGACGGCCTCCCCGTATTCGGTCAGGAAGTCGGTCAGCCTTCGCTCTCCGAGGTCTCGCGTTGATGTGTGGAAGGCTCGGGCGTAGTCTCGGATTGCGCGTCGGAGCTGTCGGGGGTGTAGGGTTCCTCCGACTTCCCGGAAATAAAATCCCGGCCGATCCTCATAATCTTCATAACGTCGTAGCCGCGGACGCGCTCGAGGTCGGAGATGTCGATCTCAGGGTTGACCGCGATGATGGCAGCGAAGCCGAGGTAGAGGTGCAGGCCGTAGTCCAGCTCGGCCGCGCCGGCTGCGTTGCCATTCTTGGAGCCGCTGGCGCTCAGCTTTCTGGCGTCAGCTTCAGCAAACGCCTGTGCGGTGATCTCGCTGATGTCATAGGTCAGCTCGTTGTAGCTCTTGCCGTTGATCTGCACAGGGTTGTCGAGCTTGATGGTGTTCTTCATTGGGTACGTCTCCTTTCGATAAACAGAGGGCGCCGCATAGGCGCGGCGCCCTTCAGGTTACAGCAGGCTGCGGATGTCCTTGGCGTAGTCGACGCCGCCGACGCGCAGGATCGTGTTGAGCTGGTCGATCAGCCAGTATTCAGCGCCGCCGACGTAGAGCTGGTAGCGGCTCACGGCAAACGTGGCCTCGTTCTCGCTGGTGTTGCCGGGATCCACGGAGAGGCCCGGGATGCCCTTAGAAACGCAGCGGAGGAACGCCTTGCAGCCTTCGGTCTTGGTGGAGCCGTCGGCCTGCTTGACGTCCTGAGCCCAGCGGATCTCGATGGTCTTGCTCTCGAGTTTCATCATGTTCCGCAGGCCGAGGTCGATGCCGATCTTGGTGATGGATGCCTCCATAGCCTCGATCTGGCCGAGGATGGGGGCGGTGTAGGTTCCCATAGCCTTGAAGTCAGCGGTCACGGGAGTGACAGCCGGCAGCGCGATGGTCACGTCTTTGGCGACGAGAGTGCCGCCGATGTAGACGGTGTCGGCGAGGATGGGGCCCTTCAGGTCGAGCCACAGGTTTGCCATTACTCGTCACCTCCTTCGTAGTAGACAGAGAAGCCCGCGTCGGTGTAGGCGACGTAGACGCTCGCAGACTTGAGGGGCGGGGTCGGGGTGACGGCGATGTCCCAGCGGAAGTCGCCATTCATCACGTCCGTGGTGCTGTTCTCGCTCTCGAGGAACAGGATCACGGGCTCGCCCAGCAGGGCGCCCATGCTGACATAGCCGTCGAGCTTCTCCTGCTCGCGGTTGATGATGCGATCCTTCAGCGCGCGGGTCATAGGGCTGTCGATCTCAGGGCTCCACTCGCGCTGAAAACTATTGGTGATGTGCATGAGCATACGCATGGAGACGTCAAAGATCGCGCGAGGATCCACGTCTGCACCGTATGTGTAGGCGGCCGTATGGTCGCCCCACAGTACCCACTCGCCTCCCCATGCGACGGCGGTGCTGATGCCGTTCTGCGTCAGCTCCTTGCCGGTCTGCTGGTCGAAGCCGCGGTTGTTGGCGTTGGCCCCGAAATACTGCTTGATGACGGGGATCGCCTTGTTGCCGCAGGTCTCCATCGGGACGCTGTTGTGGCTGAAGTCGGCGCGCATGAGCTCGACCACGGCCAGCGTGCTCAGGTGGAACACGTTGCCGAGGTTGTCCACAGCCTGCGGCCAGTAGACCTTAGAGCGCTCGCCGGTGAAGGCGTTGGCCTTCTTCCATGCGATCGCCTTGGTGATCGTGTCGACCGCCTGCGCGGTGCTGTCCACGAGGGGCAGGTCGGCCACGACGAAGGCGTCCCAGTGGCCGTTGATCTTCTTGCAGGTCGTCAGCATGGCGTTATAGACGGCAGGGCTGTGACTCCAGCCGGGGGCCGCGATCAGATTGCAGACCGCGAACTGCTCGGGATAGAGCAGCGCGATCGCGCTCAGGCCGCTGTACTCGCCGGAGGAGGTGACGCCGCCGATGATGTCGCTGTCTGCGATCTCAGAGTCGTCCACCTCGCTGAAGCTGGCCGTCAGGCTGCCGGCGAGCTGCGCGTCGTCCTTCAGGCTGGTGATGATGACCGTGCCCTTGGTGAAGTTATAGTCCACAGTGTAGTCGGTGCCCTCGACGTAGTTGCCGCTGTCATTCTTTGCGATGGTCAGGGTGTCGAGGATGATCTTGTCGCTGGCGAACTCGGCGCGGCCGCCGGTGAAGGTGAGGGTCTTGGTAGTGGCCGTCTCCTTGCGGTGCTTGCCCGCGGAGGGGTCGAGCACATTGATGACGTAGATCGGGCCGATGTTCCCGAGGGTGTTGTTGAAATGCGCGTACACGGCCTCGCACAGGGTAAAGGTGCCCCAGTCGGACGAGTAGCCGATCTTCTTCTGAGCGTCGACCAGACTGGTGATCTTGATCGGCGCGTTGATGATGCCGGCCTCGCCGAAGCCGCGCACGAGGTTGACGGGTGCCGTGCCGATATAGACCGGCGTGGTGCCCGCCTGCACGGCACTCTGTGCCACGGTCTCGCCGATGTGGCCGTAGGCGCCGTAGAGGTATTCGTTTGCCATCTGCTTATCCTCCTTTGCATGAAATTAGAGCAGCCGAGCGGCTGCCCTTAAAGCAGGTGTTGGTAGCTTTTCGGGTTGCGGGTCAGGGTCTCCTCGACGGAGAACTCAGCCCATGCAAACCAGTACGGGTAGAAGTCGGGGACGGCGTCTTGCTCCGTGACAGGGCCGAAGGTGATGCCCTTCTCCTTGATGACGCGGAGGTCGCCGAGGTACTCGGCGTTTTCAATCAGCCGGAGAGCTGTGTCCACAAAATTCCATGCGTCACGCCAGCCCTCTCCGTTCTTCACGAAGTAGGAGGCCGCCGCCTCGTTGTATTGCTGGATGTAGGTGCCGCTGCCGTCGCCCTTCGGCTTGAAGATGTCGGGCCCGTGGTAGCCGGGATCCCACGCTGAGAAGCAGAGCCGGATCTTGATGTCTCGGGCACTCTGGAGCAGGTCGTCGTCGCCCTGAACGATCTGCACGCAGACCGACGGGATCGGCGCGGCGATGTTCGGGGGCGTCCTGTCCTTCGATGGTACGAAAAGCGAGAACGCGGCCGGGTTTACCAGCTTGTATGGGTAGGAGGCGTCCGTTGCGTTGTCGTCGGGGAGCTTCAGCTTGACCAGAGGGCAGACCTCGGCGGTCAGCCAGTCCCGGACGGTTTCGATGCTGTTGACGATGGACATGGGGCACCTCCTACATGGTGACAGTCTGGCCGAGGGCCACGGTGGCGATCCCCATGTCCTCGCTCCAGTCGTTGACGATGTACTCGCGGCCGTCGACGTTGAGCCCTTCGCCCGCCGGGCGCCGAGCGGGCAGATCCTCGACCGCTGCGTAAAGCAGCAGAGAGGACTCCGCGACGCTCAGCTCTTGCCCCCCTTGGCGTTCCTTCAGGGCGTTGTCGTCCAGCACGGCGGCGATGGCTCTGCCTTCGACGGTGTGCTTCTCACCGAACTCGTCGAGATTGAGAAACGTGCGCCGACGGTCAGCCTCGACCATCGCCTTGAAGCTGAAGGCCATCAGACGGGATCGGCGGCGCCGATCTGAGGGGGCTCCTCGTCGTCGGCACCGTCATCAGGCTGCTCGGCCTTGGTGGCCTCGATGGCAGCGATGACGTCGGCCTTCTTGCGCATAGCAGAGGCGTCCACGCCATAGCGCGCGGCCACTTCCTTCAGCTCGTCGAGCTTCATGTCCTCGTTGTACTCAGGGGCCTCGTCGGCCGCTGTGTTGGTGCTGGCAGGCTCGTCGGCGTCGTCGCCGGGAGCGGGTGCGGGCTGCTCGGCAGTCTCGCCCGGCTCGCCGATGTACTTGGCGACGCCTTCCTTCACCAGACGGGCCTCCAGCTCGTCGTCGAACTTCTGAGGGCCGTCTGCTTCAGTGATGGGGATCACCTTGCGGCCGTTATAGTAGCCGAAGGTGCCCTTGATGATCTGGATCATGCTCTGCTCCTTTCTGCTGCGCTCAGTCCGTCAGGACGTCCGCAACGATGAACGGGCTCTTGTTGTTGGGGATCATCAGCGGGCGGCTGGAGATGGTCAGCGTGCGGCTGTTGCCTTCGGCGCTGCTCACATACTTCGGCACGCGGCGGCCGGCGTAGGTGTGGAACTCGCCGTCGCTCTGCTCGACCTGAGAGACGGCGCCGTAGGCGGTGCGGCCAGCGCCGGGAGCGGTGAGGACGCACTTGCCGGACGGGATGTAGAGCTTGTCGTTGCCCTCGTCGTCGGTGTAGGTCAGGTCGTAGGAGATGACGCTGATGATGCGGCCGAGGACGTTCAGGCGGGCCACGATGGCAGCGCCGTCAGGCAGCAGCTCAGGCTCCACGTTGCCGATCTCGATGCGGCGGTTGTCGAGGAGCTTCTGCACGGCCGCGTCGTTGATGATGGTGTCAGCCACGTCCGGGGAGCAGACCAGATCAGAAGCGCGGAGGCCGCGCTTGGTCAGCATACGGATCATGGCCTCCAGATCCTTCAGGATCTTGCCGCCGGTGGCGTCCCACTTGGCCGTCGGGGTGTAGGTCGCGGGGTTGCTGGCCTCGGAGTAGAAACGGATCTCCATCTCGTCGGCCTTGTCGACGTCGTCGGCGATGTGCTTCATCACGCAGCCATTGGTCAGCATGGTCTCGGCGGCCATCGCTTCTTCGCGGTTGGTGATGAGCTCGCCCAGCTCGTCAGCGTCGCGCAGGATGAGGGTCTGCTGGCGCTGCTCAGGGGTGAGCTGAGAGTAGAGAGCCTCGCCGAAGCCGCGCTTGCGCAGCTCGTCGAGGGTCAGGACGCGACGGGGAGCCACGAAGGGCGGGGTGTAGCGTTCCATATTGTAGCCGGCGCGCAGGACGGTGACGCCGCCCTTGCGAGGGGCCACGAAGGGCGCCAGCTTCTTGCTGCCGTCACGGAACTCGACGAGCACGTCGTCGGTGGCGAAGATGTCGCTCGCGTCGTTGGTGGGGAAGTAGCGGTCACGCAGGAAGGTCGCAGCAGGGGTGAGCTGCTGCACGGCCATGAGCAGCGTGTGGGTGTCGTAGAAGTTAAAAGGCATTTTGTTGTCCTCCTTCTCTTAGTATTCGATGGCGTCGGAGAGCAGGATGCCGGCCTTGCGCAGCTCCTCCTCGTCGGTCGCCTTCAGGGTGTAGCCGCTTGCGACAGCCAGCTTGTTGCGGGCGAAGTGGCCGGTGCGGTAGGCCAGCACGGTCACGTCCGCGGTGGTGCCGACTTCCACGTCCTCGGCGAGGATGCAGTTGGCGGTCAGGGTTTCGTTGGTGGTCGCGGTGGAGCCGAGGATCACCAGCTTGCCGTCGCCGGCGGTGCCGGCAGACAGGGCCAGCACGGTGCCGCGCTTATAGGTGGCTGCGGCGGTGGCCTCCTTGCGGATGGTCACGGTGAACACGTCAGCGACGGGCTCGTTGGCAACAATCAGATCGTCATAGCCGACGCTGCCGAGGTTTTCGTCCAGTCTCTTGCTCATTACTTCTTACCTCCGTTCTGAGACTTGGTGGAGTTGTAGAGGCCGACGATGGCGTCCACCTTTGCCTTGTCGTCGTTTTCGCTGCCTTCCTCGCCGCCGTTAGGGGCAGCGCCGACGCCGGCAGCGCCGGACTCGTCGTTGTCAGCCTTGGCGTCCTTCAGGTGCTTGGCACCGAGGGCCGCCTGCTTCTGCATAGCCTTGAGCGCGAGCTGCTCAGCGGTGCAGGGGGTCTCGCCGTACTTGGCGTCCCTGACGAGCTGCGCGTCGCCCACACTTGCGGCGATGCTGTCGATGGCCTCGATGCGGGCGCGTTCCTGCGTTCTGGCAGTTTCGGCCGCCTGCTGCTCGATCTGAGCCACGACGTCGGGGTGCTGTGCTCTCATTTCTTCGAGGGTCATGGTCTTGTTGTCCTCCTTCTTGGGGCCGTCGTTCTTGGCGGCCGCGTGTTTATTTCCAGCCGCAGGGGCGGCGTGGATGCTGTTGTCGATGGGGATCGTCCCCGGGATGTGTCTGAAGCCCTTGACGTCGTGCCGGATGCCGGCGACGAGGAGCACCTTCTTGTCGGCGCTCAGGGTGACGTCGGGGCCTTCGTCTGTGAGCAGGGTGTCGGCAAAGCCGTTGTCAATG